GACTACTCATTACGTTTGTTCACGTCACTTCGTCGGAATCGCCACATGAAGTCCGGTACCATATTGCGACTATAGATGCGAGCCCTTCGTGAGCCAGCCGCTCCATGGAAATCATGGTCATGTATTTCCTGTATCAGGTAGGTATGCTTGTTGGCAGCGAACTGGCGGCGTTCGTCCTGGCCAAGGAAGACATAGGTGCTCATCAGGTGGATATCAGTATTCCAATCTGTCCTCTTGTTTGTATAAGCGACAGAGTTTCCGGATAGGTCTGGGGGTGGCTGGTTGAATCGCCAGAACTGGTCATAAACAGAGGCCGTATCCGGCGCTTTCCTTTGGCCCACTCTATCAGGATGCTGCAAGAAGTCAGTCTCCAGTATAGTATATAGTTCTGAGATAGGGCGAAACTGAATCCGAATCCTAAGTTCTTGGTACTGGAGGGCTATGAGTGGAACTGCTAGCTTAGATGAGTACGTAAACCACGCGTCGAGGGGTATGTAGAGTTGTCTACCACGAATAGAGGGCTCTATACCGTTCTCCGTATTAGGCCAGTTTACCTGGGTACCCATATTCGGAGCACATGGGGCGCCGGCGGGCACCCCCGGCTGCGGACACGGTCCAAGATTCACAGCATTAGGGTAAGCTGTTCTCTGGAATGCTCTTTCGGGGGCATGTAGTTCAACGGTATTACCCACCATCCTGTCCCACAGGACTCGTTTCCCGCCCTCATCGCGCCAGATATGAGCGAGCATATCTTCCCCAGAGAATTGAGAGAGTAGCGTGCCACCAGCATGGATTGTAACCCGCCTTATCATGAACGGTCCCAAATTATGGATCCATTTGAACTCATAAGGAGTGCCGAAGGGGTTATTCCCACTAGGCTCGGTGAGGGGTGCGCCCTCTGGTGGGAGCAAGATAGGACTCCAAATATCCGGGAGATTCACGACAACATAGGTATCCCATAGAAGGTCAGCGTACCGTTTGACCTTGAACTCCATTTCCGTATCTGTGCTGAACGATAGAGTCCTTTGGCCCTCGAAATCGAGCCTAAATCGCTGCATGCCGAAGTTCGTATATTTCTTATAGACGGCCTTGAAAAATGTCTTCTTAGGGTTCCCGTTTAATATAATATTCGCAGTTCCCCATGCTGATAGGTTCAATAGGCCTCCTGGCATCTTACAATAGGATAACATAATATTCTTAAGAGCTTATCGGGCCCAATTGTTCATTTAGCTGAAGATAAAATCTGTCATCACTATATACAATGTTGAAACATGCCACCACCTGTAAACCAACATGGAGGTTGCTACTCTACTGTGTTGGTTCAATTATCCTGGTGTCGGTTATAGTACACATACTCGTAACAAATACTCCACAGCGTGAAGGGTTTCTCGGAAAGCTTCTGCCGATTCCCAGCCCCTCCAAAAACTTGGCGGCTATGCAGGCGGAATATAAGACGTATGAGCCCAAGTTTCGCACCATTAGTGCAGACGACCCCAACTACACATATGATGTCCTGAAAGGCACAGGTTCTGTTTGCGACTATTACATTGCTAGCAGTTACAACTCGGCTTGTGGTGGTTATCCAGTGAATGACTATCTAGGGATGGGCCCTCTGAAGGTCGTAATAGCGCAAGGCGCTCGTGTGTTGGATTTCGAGATATACTACATGAATAATGACGCTGTTGTTGGGTCGTCGGGGACAGACTCAATACACTCGATTGGGAGCAATAATACACTGCCTGTAGGAGGTTCAATGGGAGTCCTGTCTACTATCGTACGATTTGCGTTTTCATCCCGGACATCCCCGAATCCCACGGATCCATTATTCATCCATTTCCGGATTAAGAGCGAGCAGAAAGAACTCTATGATAAATTGGCACTTCATGTCAAGAAACAGCTGGCCCCCAGACTTTTGAATGCGACATATGGATACCAGGGGCATTCAACCGCCCCCAATGGTGGTAAGAACTTGGCCCGGGAGTCCCTCCTCAAACTGAAGAATAAGATTGTTATTATGTGTGAGGACCCCAATAACGGGTTTGTGGGAACCCCCTTCGAGGAATATGTCAATCTCTCTAACCAGACCCCATATCTCCAACAACTTCGAAATCATGCTATTCAGTACACTCATGACCCGAAGGGGTTGGAGAATTTTAACAAGTCGGGTATAACATTGACGATGCCTGATCTCAGTAATGGGAACAGCAATGTTTCCGGCTCTCTTCACTTCTCATATGGGTGCCAAATGGTGTGCATGAACTACCCCAATCTTGATTCCAACATGAAACATTACCTCGATAAGTTCGACAAGGCCGGCACTGCGTTCATCTTAAAACCGAAAGCGCAAAGGAACATCCCTGTTACTGTACCTGTGCCCCCACCCCAAAACCCTGCCCTGTCCCTGGCTCCGAAAGCGATCGATCTACCAATGTATAAAGCAAGCATTTAGTTTTTTTTGCTTGTACATATTAAGCACATGAAATGCGAAAAGGGCATGTCATTTGAAGAATGTGAGTTAGCGATCCTACGGGCAGCTGTGGATAAGGCTGACAAGCGCTTAGGGACGAAGCTCATCAGGAAGCCGGAAGTACAAGAGATAATCTATATAGTAGAGACCTTCTTGAGGAAGAAGAAGAGAATGTGCTACGGTGGGACTGCTATCAATAACCTCCTCCCTAAGGAAGATCAGTTTTATGACAAGTCTGCGGAGCTTCCCGATTACGACTTTTGGTCCCCGGAGCCAATGAGTGACGCCAAGGAGCTGGCTGATATGTACTATAAGAGGGGTTTCTTCGAGGTTGAAGCGAAAGCTGGTGCGCATGCTGGCACATTCAAGGTATTTGTGAATTTCATGCCTGTTGCCGACATTAGCTTCATGCCTCCTGAACTTTACAAAACGGTCTTTAAACATGCTATTTCTGTCGCCGGTATCTACTATTCGCCACCAAACTTCCTCAGAATGTTGATGTATCTCGAGCTGTCGCGCCCGGAAGGGGATGTATCACGATGGGAGAAGGTTCTTAAGAGAATTCGGCTGCTCAACAAGAATTATCCCGTCACTGCCAGGGACTGTGATATCATGGAGATCCAGCGGATGTTCGACCCAACTGGCAAGCTGCCCGAAGGGGAAGAGAAGAAGATCTTCTACATCACACGACAGACATTAATGGCTCAGGGTGTGGTTTTTTTCGGAGCTCTGGCAAACTCCATATATCTCAGATACTTGAAGAGGTTTCGGCACAAAAAGATCCCACACGTCCCGGATTTTGATGTTATAGCGGATGATCCCGAGCGGGTCGCTACAGTCTTAAAGGAAAGGCTCGCGGATGCTGGGATCAAGAAGGTCAAGAGTAAAAGGCGACCTGCTGTTGGAGAGATCATACCCTCAAGTATAGAGGTAATGGTCGGCAAGGAGACAATCGCTTTCATTTATGAACCCATTGCTTGTCACAGTTTCAATGAGGTTAAAATTAAGGGGAAACCCGTCAAAATCGCCTCCATTGACACGATGCTCAGTTTCTATCTGGCATTTATCTATGCAAACAGGCCTTACTATGACCCAAACCGAATCATCTGTATGTCCCACTATCTTTTTGAAGTCCAGGAGCGCAACCGTCTGAGCCAGAAAGGGGTGCTGAAGAGGTTCGGGCTTGATTGCTACGGGGAAGAGCTCCATACTAAAGAAAAAGTGCGCGAAAAGAAGTCTCAACGATATAAGGAGCTGAAGGAGTCGGGGAAACAGGGCTCACGAGAATGGGAGTACTTTTTTCTCAACTATTCCCCCGGTAAGGATGAAAAGGCCCCGCGTTCTCGCAAGAAAAGGAAGACACGCAGAAGACGAAGCAGACGTGGTAAGAAGTCTCGGAAGAAGAGGAAGGGTATATTTGCCAACCTAGCTTCAACCATCGTAGCATAAGGAAATTGAACTTAGAGGTAGAACGGTATAGCAGTCAAACTTAAGATGGATACTAGTCATGCTGAAGGACCATGGTACGAACAACAAGCTATTACGAAGGAGGCCGTACATACTGCCCTTGTCAGCGGATTGATGGCCCTCCCACCCCTCGTCAGGGGTTGGCCAACGAAAGGGTTGTGGTTCGAAAGGATGTGTGGGAGGGCTGCATCGGATATAGTCGAGGGGCTGGGAGGAGTGTGTTCCCTTGGGAGTCATCGTGGTTACTACACCTTTTCCCACCTAAGGCTCCTTGGGGATGCCAGGCTGCGATTAATAGAACATTGTAGTCGTGCTCATGCCTTGAAAAGATTAATGCGACGGTATGTCCGGGATCGGTTGTACAGATGGCCTGATGGGCTAAGAGTAAAGAATGTACAGGAGCATTTTGAGAAGACTGCTGCTCGGACAAATATAGACTACAGTCTTGCCCCCTGCGGGTATGCTCTCGATAACACAGACTAATTATACTCACTTGGAGACTTTCCTAGTGAGTATAGTATAATGTCTCGGCCGTCATGGGATGAATATTTTAGAGACATTGTTCTGGCTACAAAGTCGCGTTCGCCCTGTGAACGGTTGAAGGTTGGTTGTCTTCTCGTGAAAAACAACCGGATTGTGAGTCAGGGCTATAATGGATTTTTGCCGAGCAGAATGCGCTCGCGGATTGTGCGAAAAGGGGCGTGAGCTGTTGTGGAGCAACGGTTTATGTGACCCACTATCCATGCATAATATGTGCTCGGATGCTCCTGGCAGCCGGTGTTTCTGAGGTTAAATATTTAGAGGATTACAAAAATGATGAGTTGGTTGCCCATTTCGCACAACAGTTGAGTGTGCCGATCATACAGCTTTATTTATAATGTCCTTCTTTATATATATATAATGGCATCTTTGGCACCGATGACAGCAAATGAAGCACAGGACCAATTAGACAG